GAGTCATCCCGGCGGACATAAATGTGGTGGTACGTTTTGAGGCAAGAGAGAAGGCATCCCCCTCGCCATCAATATCTTCCGGAAAACGGTCATAATCCGTCAGCGCGACGCATTTATAATCTGATGAGGACATGATATTGACTGACGGCCAGCCGATTTTCAGGTAATTGCCAGCAAGGAATGTTCTGTCATAAACGTTGTTGTCATTTTTGTTCGGACTCAGGCGACTGACCACTTCCGGGCTGACGCGAAACGTTCTGGCAAGTCGTTTTTTGGAGTGTTCGCGGGCTTTTTCCTCCGTCATCTGAATGATCAGCATATCCGCAGGATCGCAAATCACGTTGTAAATCACCCAGCCGTCAATCAGGCCGATAGTCTTGCCGGTTCGTGCCGGACCAACAAATATCACTGCGTCGTATTCACGCGAGGCCAGGCAGTTCATCGGCTCAATAACATACGGTGCCACCAGCGGATCCCACGGGACTGAGTTCCCGGCCCCCATGGGCACCCGCATATACTGAGCAACGGCATCAGCAACCCGCATTCGTCTCGGTGCGCGAAGGATATAACCTGAATCGGTTCGTGCTGCCTTTGCGGTTTCCTGATTCAGCATTACTCCTCCTGCTGTAATTCCTCCTCATCATCTGCACCTGCTTCGGCCACCCGCAGGGCTATCTGATCGCGCAGATCATCAATAATGGACTGAACACGGCTCACAGCGGCAGGCTGCAGACCACAGTCACGTTCCAGAATATCCGGTAATGTCTCCAGCACCTGCACGACCGCTTTTGCCCAGATGGCAAACTCCCGTCTGACATCACTGGCCGGAATGAGTTGTGCCGTTTCCTGTTCGAACTTAAGACGCTCACGTTCAGACTGATACCAGGCTTTGCGCTCATGCGCGTCCATTTCGCCTTCTGCAACCGGCGGTGGTAATGCCAGAAATGCCGACACAATATCAACCACCCGATAAAGCTTGAGGTTGCTTTCATGCCCCCCTGCAACGGGTAGATTTTGCAGCCTTGCCGCAGCAGTCTGGCGATGTACACCTGACAGTGCTGCCAGTTGACTGATATTCAGCGTCAGATTTTTTAACTCTCGATCCATACCCGCTCCGGAATGTTTTAAACATGCATATTGCGAACAACTTTAGGCAAACGGTGTTAGTGATGAACAAAAAACAATCAAAATCGACACCATAAAAATAAAACAACTGTAATATCAATCTATTACAGTAGTGGTGATGACGAATGAAATTTCAAAAACTAACCTTTTTCCGCGACGCTCCCGCCCCGTGGCAGGCCACCCCACCGGGAGGACCCGTCAGCCTGACAGCCATGACGAACGTCTGATACAGCGCCCTGCATGAATGGCATCGGGATAATCCAGAAAGGAATAGCATCGTGCCCACAAGAATCTGTGTGAGTGTCCTGTTTCTTCCCCCCCGCACACTCACGCAGAAGGGGTTCCCCGTCGAGTTACGGTCATAGTTAATGCAGGAGACAGCGACGATATAGCGCACAGAAATAAATCAAGCATCCATTGAATGCATTGCATCGACAGGAGTAATGGCGTAGGCTGAACCCTTGGCTCTCTTTCGCCGCCGGCAAATCTTCAGCGGATTATCCTTGGCCGGTTTTTATCTGAGGCATTGCTCACGAATGTATAGCTGTGCCCCTTCCAGTTGCTTCTGCATCGTCATCAATCGGTCTCTGAGGGTGAAATAATCCCGTTCAGCGGTGTCTGCCAGTCGGGGGCTGGTTGCATCATCCACGCCGGAGGAGGCGGTGGCTTCACGCACGGCTGGACAGACTGCTCTGATGCGCAACCGACGACGACCAGCGGCAATATCATCACGCAGAGCATCATTTTCAGCTTTCGCATCAGCTAATTCCTTTGAATATTTTGCATCGAGTGCAGCAACGTCACGCTGGCGCACCTGCATATCAGTAATGATCGCCTCTGCCAGTTTCAGCTCTCTGGCATTGTCATCGCGTTGTGTTTTGTAGGTAATGGCGTTATCGCGGTAATGATCTGTTGCCAGCCACAGAGCACTACAGACCATCAGCAGGACAATAATCACGCCATACAGAATCCGGTTCATTTCACCACCAGCGTATCTGACCGATGAAATAACCGGAGCCCATAACCACAAACACCAGCCAGATAAGGATGAACTTCCAGGTGGATAATTTTTCAGCCATCACTCGAATCTCCAGAATCAGTTTGCTAAAATCAAACACGTTTTCTCCTTTAGCTTTCCCATGGGCAGAAAACAAAACCCCGCTTGCTGCCAACAAACGGGGTTTTTGCTTTTATTCACTTCCTTTTGCCAGTTTGCAGAATATCGTGTTATCCGCTTGTGTGAGCAAACGGCATTTTTCAGCAAAATATTCTGCTTATCTGTCGATCCCCCAGCACACCAGCGCACTCTCCTGGTCACGACGAATAACCTGACCGTAACAGTTATTTGAACGAATGCGGCAATCACGGCCACCGTCCTTAATCCACCAGCGAATCGCCTCGCATGCGCCTTTACGATCACCGGCATTCAGCCGCTTATAAAACGTCGACGGGAAACACTTACCGGGGCCAATGTTATAGGGACAAAATGACGCAATACCTGCTTTTTGTGGTTCGGTCAGTGGTACTTTTATATTGCGATCCACCCATGCCAGCGCCTTATCACGTTCAATAGCGTTAACCTGGTCGCATTTTTCCTTCGACAGCTTCATTCCCGGTATGACGGGCTTACCATCCACCATTGTGGCACCACGACAGATGGTCCATATGCCAGAACCATCACGGTATGCCGTTGTGTGGTTACCTTCTTTTTCATCCAGAAACTGGTCAAGTATTTGAGGAGCAGACGCGCCTGCAGCAATCAGCGCCAGAACGGCAGCTGACAGGCCGTATTTGATTTTTACGTTCATGGATATTTATCAGGATTTATCGGTTCCTGAACCCTGGATATGTTTAGTACTCAGCCCGGCAGGTAGTTCCTCGCAGGGGTAATACTGACAATGTGAAGATCACAGAACAAACAGTAAGGACAACATATGAGCGATACTTATTTATCTAAAAAAGCTTTTGCTGATATTCTGGCCATCAGACAGGTTGTCATACTCCTAGTTAACGCTTTACCAGATGAGAAAAAAGCAATTATTAAAGATTTGCTTACTAAATCAGCTAACACTTTTTCATCAATAAAATTACCCGAATCCCTGGAAACCCCGCAGGAAGTTTTAGACGAAATGAACAAATTGATTGCCGAATCATGCGTTACTCTTGCTGAGACAATTTTAATTCCTGAAGAAACTTCGTCGTCATACCATCAATAGTTTGCTGAACAGCTTTAGCAACAAACGCCACCCCATTTTCGTGGTGGCGTTGTCGCTCATTTACGGCTCGCATCGCGGCAACTATCAACAAGGCATACTTTTTTGCTCTCGCTTCATAGTCGCTGAACGTTGTTTTCGGGTCGTAGTCTTCCTTGTACATAACCGACAACATTTCTTCATTATCAAGCCAGACACTGACCTTGCTGCCGATTCTTTTCGTCAGCACAGGAGCACCACCTTTCCCGACTTTCTCTCTTGATGCCATATGCCCTGGAAACTCTACAGTAACCACCGCACGACTTATGTCATCCCCGACGTTTTTTTCCTGCCCTGCGCGCCTGGTGTTGGCTTTAACTGCACTATCAAAACCCGCAAGATGAGGACGATCGTGTTTATTGGCAGAATTTTCAATCTCAATGGAGTACTGATGCTGCAGATAAGACTCAACTTTTTCTGACAATTTTTCTGCCACTCCCAGGAGGACCTGCCTGACGCTCATTCTGGCTGCTGCCTCATAAAACTCCAGCGCGGCACCTTCAACACGGTCCAGCGAGATGTCCAGGTCAAAAATTTCACCGTCAAAGCGTTTTTTGTCCCGTAACGCTAAAGTTACCGTAACTTTATTCTCAAAATTGCAGATCCCTTTCACAATCAGTTCATAGTTTTGAGTCATTGAATTACTCTCCCCGCGCAGCCTTACGCTTGTCTTCTCTGATTTTGAAGTACAGATTTGTCAGATAAGTCAGGAAGCCCAGAACCAGACTCCCCAGCACACCAATCGCAGCCCACTGTGACGGACTGACCTGATCAAGCCACTGTAAAAACCAGTAGCCAGCACTGCCTGCGGAGGTGCCGTAGGCAATGCCCGTTGAAATTTTGTCCATGGATTTCATAGCCTCACCTCCGCAAATAACGGATGGCGTAGTTTTACACTGAGAGATGAAAGGGATTTGAAAAGAAAAGCCCGCAAAAGCGGGCGAAATTGGATCTACAGTCAGGAAAGCACTCTATCCAACAAACCACCCACAGTTAATCGGAATAAAAGCAGAGTGCTTATGAATGATCGCCTGCCCGAAGGTTGTTATTCCTGCACAGCAATTTTGCAAAAAAGACGCTCATTCATAACCCAAACGTCTTTCAGTCACTCCGGACTTTCCCATCATCGCAGACTGAAAGGCTCTAACTGGAGCGGGCAGCGGGAATCGAACCCGCATCATCAGCTTGGAAGGCTGAGGTAATAGCCATTATACGATGCCCGCATATGGTGCCGACTACCGGAATCGAACTGGTGACCTACTGATTACAAGTCAGTTGCTCTACCTACTGAGCTAAGTCGGCATTGGTTCTTCGGGTGTGAATGAGATGCCCGGATACATAATTTACCCTTCCCTCGGAACCGCAGAGATAATACAAATAAATAACCAGAATTCAATATTTGCTTATTCGTCTGTCGAAAAATCCAGCAAGATGAAAGAACCGTATTCGCAACCACCAGCGTGTTTAATGTACCGTACCGCTTTTCAGGCATAAAAAACCCGCTCGGAGGCGGGCTGTAAAATTCTTCTAACGTCAGGCATAAAACGCCCATCTTTATGGCAAATTTACCACAAATTCGGGAAAAATCAACAACACTATCGCGTTACCCTCTTTAACTGCCGCTCCGCCCATGTCTCTTCAATGTCAAACCGAACCACCAACGTATCGTAAAAGCGTTTCACTGATTTTTTCCACGTATCAAGCGTGATAGCACTCGTCACTTTACATATGGCATTAAATGCCTCCGTTGATGGCAGTCTTTCATAGCCCCGACCACCACAACGCTGGCAGTTCCTGATTACAGGCATACCCCGTTTTTCCGACTCTTCACGGTGAATGGCAACACCACGCCCACGGCAGTCTTTACAGGCAGTGGAAATCTCCCCCTTCCCTTTACATTCAGGACAGGAAACTTTCACCACCTCCCGGATTTTTTTCCATTCTTCCCAGTAAGACGGATACACACCCTTCGTACACTTTGCCCATACTGGCGGCTTGCCATCCGGATACTGGACCTTGTTTGTAAAAACTTCGCTTTCAATAAATTTTTCCCCATGGCAACAAGGGCACTGCTTTTTACTCGCTGCGCTGCGGGCATAATCCTCAAAAGCATACGAAGCCATAATGCGCATCACTGCCGGTTTTATTTCTGCCGGAAGTTTTCTTAACGCCGCCACGCGATCGCACTGACTTAATGCATAATCTGCCAGTAATTCTGTTGCCCGCGCCCTGTCATTCATACTAATGCCCATTTTCCCCAGGAACGCAGAAAATCCCATCTCAGCACGGTTTTGTGTCATACCCTGCGCAGCCATCACATCAGTGATACTCAGCGTATCTTTTGACGTCGAGACGGATGCATCAGTCAGGCCAGGCGATTTTGGGGAGTAGTATTTCGGTAAATCTTCCAGCTTCATTTATTGACCTGCCCGTCATGCATTATTTCGTAAATTTTCACGCCCAGTCGACCACCAGGAACGAGCTGACCGCGCACTATATTGATTTCGTCAAACTGCTCATCGTCGATAAGCAGTCCTGCATGTGTCAGTGCATCCAGTGGTGCCTTCAGGATATTGTCCAGGTCGCGGCGGCGCTTATCCGGTGGCTCTGCAATAATTCTGATTGCCAATCTACCGGACAGATTTAATTTCAGTCGCTGCTGGCGAACAATAAGCGCCACATCCCGGCGATAACGCTCACCGGCTTTTGATACAAAATATACGCCACCACGACGGCGCCAGTAGGTGTTCACCGACGGCGGGTAAGGCAAAACAAATTCTATATGTTCAGTCATTTATGCTTTCCACTTCAGGACACCCGAATTTCTCGCGTGC